CGCCAACCTCGTTCAATCGAAGTTCCTCGCCGGGAACTATCACGAACTGGCCGCGATGACGTTCGATGTGCTGGACAAGGAAACCGGCAAGGTGGTGGGCCAGAAGCACATCTCCGATCACCCCGCCAAGGACTTGAAGGCGTACTTCGACGCCTGCCTTGTGGTGATGCGCGAGGTGGCCTACCCGCCTCAGCCTCTGAAGCAGTTCGATGCGACGACGGCCAAGAGCCTCGCCGATATCGATGCGGCCATGCCGGGGAAGAAGTTCGGCACGACCGTGAACAAGGTGAAGGCCAACGAGAAGCTCGGCTTCTGGGTGGCTTTGGGCAAGGTGGCGCAACCCGAGCGCTTCATGCCGAAGAAAACCATGTCGGTGTCCGAGGCGGCGGTGAAGCAGGCCTACGTGGATTACACCGAGAAGACCAAGACGAACAAGCTCGCCAAGGCCTTCATCAACGGCATCCAAGCCTCCGGCTCCTACAACGATCTCTTCCGCGACGGCAAAGCCACCGACCACAACGGGCACAAGCTGGCCGATGTGGCAAAGGCCGCGCTCGAGTACGCGCAAGAGAAGCCCGAGGGCACGACCGTGCATCGCTGGCAGCACATGAGCGCCGACATGATCAACAAGATCAAGCAGGCAGGCCCGGGCACCGTGTTTCAGGCCACCGGCTCGATGTGTACCTCCATGTCGCCCACGGCCACCCAGCACTTCGGGCCGCACCGGATCAACATCGTGTACGCCAAGGGCGCGAAGGCCGTGGACAGCTTCGGCTCTGGTGGCTTCGCCTCCGAGAAGGAGATCACCACGCTGCCCAACTCACGCTTCCTGATCCAGAAGGTCGAAGAGGTACCGGGCAAGAGCGGAAGCGGCACGCGCATGGAGATCACCGTGCTCATGCTGCCCCCGGGCGAATTGGGAATTGGTTCGTAAGTACCTGACGCAAAAGGGACTTTTCACAGGAATATCACGGGAGTAACATCGCGCCATGACTATCGATCCACGCGCCATTGAAGGCTCCCCCGAGCGAGCCGCAGACCGAGGCCGAGAACAAGGCTTCGAGTATTTCGCCCAAGACGGCCAGCAACTCGCCTCAGCCGAGGTTGTGGAGGCCCTTGTGCGGCAGTTCCTTACCGAGTGCCTCGAGGCCCGGGTGGCGATCCATGAGGAACGCCTCACGCCCGAGCAGGCCAAGGCCAAGATGCAGGCCGCAGCCAAGCGCTACGCCACGATCTTCATGGGCGGTGATTCAGCCTATGCGGCATCGCCTTGGAACTCCCCCGAGGGGCTGGGTGCCCACATCGCGGCCAACTACGAAGGCGCAGGCGACAAGGACGATGCGTGCGAAGCGCTCTTCCTGCGGCTCGCTGCCGACATGATGAAGATCGCCAAGGCGCACGAAGAGGAAGAGGCCGAGGATGATGTGGTGCAGTTCCAGACCGATGCACTGGTCGAAGATGCCGTGATCACCTTGCTGGGCCTGCCCGCTGAAAGTGAAGACCCCGAGGCCGAGTGAGCCGTAACCCATACGGACGTTATCACAAACGTATCACCGGCCTCCCCTAATGTCGCCCGGTTGATCCTAAGCCCAGCACAGGGCTGATCCAACCCCCGAAACGCCCCTGCCCCACGAAGGCCGGGGCGTTTTCTTTTCCGTCGCCAGTTCACCGCTCCCTGAGAATCCCGGCAATCGTTTCAAGGGAACGCATGGACTTCAACTGCACATTCGAATTCGCAAAAGCCGACGGCGACGGCAGCTATGTGCGCGGCTGGGCCAGCGTGATCTCGGTGGATGGCTCGCCGGTCACCGATACGCAGGGCGACATAATTTCGATGGACGAGTTGCGAAAAGCGGCTCACAAGTTCATCAACGATGCCCGAGTGGCGAAGGCGATGCACGCAGGACAACAGGTCGGTGATGTTGTTGAAAGCGTGATCATCGACGACGAATTCGCCAAAGCAGTGGGCATCTCCGACGGCAAGCGAGGGTGGTGGATCGGCATGAAGGTTCACTCACCAGAAATCCGCAAGGGTGTGCGTGAAGGCAAATTCCGCGCATTCAGCATCGGTGGCCGAGGCCGTCGAACCAAAGTGGAGCAGTGATGCCGCAAAACCTCACAGAAATGACGATCGAAGAGATCAGCCTCGTTGACGATGGTGCCAACGAGGATGCTCGCGTGGTGATCGTCAAAGCGAAATCCGGCCATACCGGCCAAGCCGCGCAGGGGGGCTTTGACCCCAGCAATCCAGACGCAGCCGCTATGGCTGCGGCTTCAATCAAGGAGTTCGAGATGGACATTGAAACCCTCTCCAAGGCTCTTGAAGATGCTGAAGCCAAACTGGCCGCTCTGGAAAAGCGTGCCAGTGACGCAGAAGCCTCGCTCAAGGATGCCGAGGAAGTGATCAAGTCGAAAGACGATCAGATCGCGGAAATCAACAAAGCAGCCAATCCCCCTTCCGATGAGGAAGTGATGAAGGGCCTGCCTGAAGCCATTCGCAAACGCCTCGAGGACGCCGAAGCCATCGCCAAGGCCGCTCAAGAGGAAGTTGCAAAGGCCAAAGCCGCACAGGAAGCCGCCGAGTACATCGCCAAGGCGAAGTCTCTGGGCGCTACCGATGCCGACAAAGTGGGTGGTCTGCTGCTGCGTGTTGCCAAGGGCACCACAACGATGGATGACGCCGCCACTCTGGAAAACATGCTCAAAGCCGCGAACGCGCAGGGTCAAACCGCCGCTCTGTTCAAAGCCTTGGGTTCCGATACCGCCGTCGATGGCGAACCCGAAGCAATGCTGAAGGCCAAAGCCGACGAGATCGAGAAAGCTGCCGAAGGCAAGCTGACCAAGGAACAAGCCTATGCGAAGGCCGTGGAGCAAAACCCTACGCTCTACACCGCATACGTGACCAAGCGTCGCTCGGCCTAACCCCCACCCCACTTAGGAGAGCACTCAAATGGCTTACCAAAACGTTTCCCACCACTGCCTGTCTCTGGTTGCCGCTGGCGACCTGAGCGCAAAGCAGTTCTGCGCCGTTGGCGTGAACAGCGCTGGCAAAGCTGCCATCGCAGACGCTGACGATCAAGTGATCGGCATCGTGCAAAACAACCCTGCCGCAGGCCAAACCGCGAACATCGCCTTCGGTGGCGTGTCCAAGGGCAAGCTGGGTGGCACCGTTGCCGCAGGCGCTCGCGTGACTTCGAACGCCTCTGGCGAGATCGTTGCCGCTGCATCCGCTGGCGATTCCGTGATCGGCGTGGCCCTGAGCGGTGGCGCTTCCGGCGAGATCGTTTCGATCCTCGTTCACGCTTACCCATTCGTCGCTCTGGCGTAATGGATCAACTGTTTAAGGAGATCGAAACATGAACCCCACCCCCGGTGACGTCCACGTCAACACCCCGCTGACCAACATCAGCATCGCCTTCCTGCAAAACGCAGCGAACTTCGTGTCGAGCCGTGTGTTCCCCAACATCCCGGTCACGAAGCAAAGCGATCGCTACTACGTGTACGAGCGTGGCGACTTCAACCGCGATGAGATGGCCGAGCGTGCTCCCGCCACCGAATCCGTTGGCGGCGGCTACAAGCTCGACAACACGCCCACCTACTTCGCCAACCGGTTCTCCTTCCACAAGGATATCCCCGACGAAGTGCGTGCCAACGCCGATGCAGTGCTGAACCCCGATCGTGAGGCCACCGCCTACGTGACCCACAAGGCACTGATCAAGCGCGAGAAGCTCTTCGTGCAGAAGTTCTTCCAATCCGGCCTGTGGGGCGTGGACTACACAGGCGTGTCGTCCAACCCTTCCGGCGCGAACGTCCTGCAATGGAACGATGCCAACAGCACCCCGATCGAATCGGTTCGTGCTGCCAAGCGCTCCATCGCCGAGCGCACTGGCTTCGAGCCAAACAAGCTGGTTCTGGGCCGCGCCGTGTACGACGCGCTGCTGGATCACCCCGATATCATCGACCGCCTGAAGTACGGCCAAACCGCTGGTGGTGTTGCCAACACCTCCACCAACGATCTGGCTTCCCTGTTCAAGGTGGACGAGATTCTGGTGATGAACGCAGTGGAGAACACCGCCAAGGAAGGTGCTGCGGCTTCGCACTCCTTCATCGGCGGCAAGAACGCTCTGCTGTGCCACGCCGCGACCGCTCCCGGCTTGATGACCCCCACCGCTGGCTACACGTTCTCTTGGACGGGCCTGCTGGGCGCTGGTGGCGAAGGCAACCGCATCAAGTCCTTCCGCATGGAACAACTCGGCGCAGACCGCATCGAGATCGACATGTGCTTCGATCAGAAGCTGGTGTCGGCTGATCTGGGCCAGTTCTTCAGCGGCATCGTCGCCTAAGCGATGAGCATCAATGGCGGGGGCTTCGGCCCCTGCCCTTGTGGCCTATGAGCGCCACGCCCTTCATTCGAAAGCTGCCCATGCAAGACCGTTACAACCGACTCCCGTTTTCGCCTTCCTATGAGTTCCGAGCCACCCGCGCATTCGTGATGCAGGGGATCGAGTACACGCTGGGAATGCCGATCGACAAGGCTGGCATCGAGACGCGCCGTTTGCGCCAGATGTACGACAGCCGAATGATCGAAGCGATTCTGGATGAGGCCCCGGTTGCACCGGCACCCAAGAAAGCACCGGCCCAGAAGGCCGAAGCGAAGGCCCAGAAGGCCGAAGCGCCGAAGGTGGATGCAACCCCCACCGAGGCAAGCAAAAGCGCCCTGAGCGTCGATTACCGTGGCTTTGGCCGGTACTTCGTGATCGATGCAGAAGGCAAAGAAATTTCCGGGCCTCATTCCAAGGATGAGGCTCACAAGCTGGTGAAGTGAGGTGAACGATGGCTCTGATCGTGGAGGACGGCACCGGCCAAACTGAGGCCGAAAGCTACATCACCGTGGCTCAGTTCAAAGCCTACGCCGATGGCCGTGGGTACGACTACTCCACCGCCTCCGACGCTCTGATCGAGCAAAAGCTGCGCCTCGCGAGCGGCTACGTTGACTCTCAGTTTCGCTTCAAGGGCAACCGCAAGCTGCCCAACCAAGCCCTCGAGTTCCCCCGCATCAACCTGATCGACTGGTCGGGCTACGACATTCAAGGCCTGCCCAAGCGGGTGAAGGATGCGTGCGCGGAACTCACCTTCAAGGCCCTCACCTCTGACCTGTACGTGGATCAGAACCGGGGCGGCAAAACCAAGAGCGAATCCGTTGGCCCCGTGTCGGTCACGTATGCCGACGATGCCCCGACCGGCACCGTGTGGCAGTTCGCGTGGAACTTGCTCAAGCCTTACGTGCGCGACCCCGAGGTGCGCGGCGTGCCGTTCTTCGGGGCCGAGGAATCGAAGCCCTACTTCCAAACCGGCCTCATGGACAACCCCGGCACCGCGCCGCTCGATCCCGCTGGCTTGCTGGGGCAGGTGTAAGGCATGGGCAAGTTTGCAGGCCTTCAGTCCACCGCCTACGGGTTGCTCGCCGCCAAGGGCGCACCCGTGGTGGTCACGCGCCTGCGCCACTCCAAGGGCTTCGATCCCGTCACGCAGGAAGAAACCAAGACCCGCCTCACCGAAACCTTCGTTGGCATCGGCCTGCCGATGGGCAAGGCCGTGGAGTACGACGGCGGCACCCTGAGCGTGAGCAACGGGCTTCAGTTCACCCTCGCCCACAAGAGCACCCCCAAGTTCGAGCCAGAACCCGGCGATCAGATCGCATGGGCTGGCCGCAACTGGACGGTGCGCCACGTGAACCCGATCAACCCCGCCGCCGACGGCGCGGTGATCTACACCGTGTTCGGGGAGCGGTAATGGCGAACGGGCGCGAGTTCAAGGCAAAGCTGGGCGCGTGGGCCGCGAAGGCTGGCGACCAGCTTGATGGGCTGGCCCGCCAATCGATCCAGCAAATGTGCTTTCAGGTGGTGGTTGACACCCCGGTTGACACGGGGTTCCTGCGCTCTTCGTGGCAACCCTCGATCGGCACCCCCAAGGCGGGCAGCGGCAAGGAGTTCGGCGTGGCCGGTTCCGGCGCTTCTGCCGCCGCCGCGAAGGCTTTGGCCTCGATTGGCGTGACGATCACGGACATGAAACTCGGCGAAATGTTCTACCTGACGAACAACGCCAAGTACGCCCTGCACGTGGAGTTCGGCACCACAAAGATGAATGGCCGGTTCATGGTGACGGACAACGCGAAGCGCTGGCCCCAGATCGTGAGCAAGACCGCAAACGAGTTGGGGATCAAATGACGCTCACCGTACACGCCGACCTGAGAGCCGCCTTCCGAGCCGCCTTGCTCGAGATCAACGGTTTGCCTGAGCAGCATTGGGAGGGCCGCAAGTATCAGCCCACCAAGGGCCGCGCCTACGTGAGCGAACAGTTTCGCCCGATTTCATCCGTGCCCCGGGCCACCGGCATCGGCGGCACGATCGCCCACACCTGCACCGGCAACTTCACGCTGCACTACCCCGCAGACGATGGAACGATCGGCGTCGATGTGATGGCGGCGAAAATCATGGACAAATTCAGCCCCGGCTCTTCGCTGGCTCACGGTGCTTCAACCGCAGTTGTGATGCAAGCCGAGCGTGCGCCTCTGGTGCAAGAGCCGGATTGGATCAACTGCGCGGTGATCATCACAGTGGTGGCGTACACGGGCAGGTAAAGAAAGCCGATCCGCTTTGCGGGAAACATCAACTTAGGAGAGCATCATGCCCTTGCAATCAAACGTAAACGTATCGGTACGGTACGCACCTGAAACCGTCTTCGGTACCGCTGGCACAGGCGCACAAGCCCTGCGCCGTGTGTCGTCTTCCCTGAACCTGTCCAAGGATGTGTTCACCTCGAACGAGGTTCGCACCGACCAACAGGTGTTCGATGCCCGCCACGGCGTGCGCCGTGTTGCCGGTGGCATTCAGGGCGAACTGAGCACCCAGACATGGGATGCCTTCATCGAGGCCTCCCTGCGCGGCACGTGGGCCACGGGCGGCACCGCCTCGAACACGCAACTCACCTCGCTCACCGTGAGCGGCTCGGCCTTCGTGGCTGGTGGCGGCAGCTTCATCACCCAAGGCTTCAAGATCGGTGATGTGGTGCGCCTGAGCGGCTTCTCCCACGCCAACGTGGGCAAGAACTTCCGCATCACCTCGCTCACGGCCACCAACATGGGCGTGTACCCCACCCCTGCCGCGATGACCTCGCAGTCCACGTTCACCATTGCCGTCGCTGGCAAGAAGGTGGCGACCGGCGTGCAGAAGCGCTCCTTCACCATCGAGCAAAACTACCCCGACAGCGACTTCAGCGAGTTGTTCCTCGGTTGCCGTGTGGCCTCGATGAGCATGGGCCTGCCCCCCACCGGCATGGCAACCATCGGCCTCGACTTCCAAGGCCAAGACGGCCAGAACCTGTCCGCGCCATCGGCGCCCTTCTTCGCAAGCCCCACGACCGAAACCACGACCGGCATTCTGGCTGGCTTGAACGGCTCGCTCTTCATCGATGGCGCGGCCAGCGCGATCGTGACCGGGCTGGACTTCCAAGTGCAGAACAACCTCTCGAGCCAACCCGTTGTGGGTTCGCCGATCGTGCCGGAAATCTTCTACGGTCGCACCGTGGTGACGGGCAACGTGAGCGTGTTCCTCGAGAACGAGAACTTCATGAACGTGTTCTTGAACGAGGAAGAGATCGATATCGTGGCCCAACTGGACGCCGCTGGCTCCACCGACTTCATGTGCGTGGCGATCAATCGCGTGAAGTTCACGGGTGCCAGCAAGACCGTCGGCCCCGATGGCGGCGTGATCGTGCAGTTCCCCTTCCAAGCCTTGCTGAAGGCCGGTTCCACCATCCACGACAGTTCTACGCTGGTGATTCAGCGCAGCAACGTGTAAGCCCGCCTTACACGATCCCCGGGGGGCGGTGGTTGATAGCCGCCGCCCCTTTTCACTTCATCGTTCCACTTGAAAGCTAACGACATGGAATTCGCACTCGACGGTATCGACACCAAAACACTCTCTGAAGCGGGCGTGGATGTGGTGATCAAGAAGCTCAACTCGAACGAGCCGCTCAAGGCGGCAAACGGCGATGTGGTGAGCATCAAAGTTCTCGGCCCGGACAGCGGCAAGTACCGCTCCCTCTCGCGTGCCCAAATCCGCAAGCGCCTCGCCAAGCGGGCCGCAGGGCAAACGGAAGTGACCGATGCCGACATGGATGAGAACGACCGCGATGCGATGGAAATCCTCGCGCACTGCACCGTGGGCTGGACGGGCGTGCTGGACAAGGCTGGGAAAGCCATTCCATGCACCCCTGAGAACGCTCTGAAGCTCTTCGAGAACTACCCGGTGGTGCGCGAACAGGTCGATTACTTCATCAGCGAGCGATCAAATTTTTTGCAGGCGTCGTCCAAAGCCTGATCGATTTCGCGAAGTACCAGTTCGGTCTCGGAAAGCGAGCCAAGGATGGAAGCGCGGTAGCTGATCACTACGCCGCAGTGGCCCGAGCCAAGGGCATGGCGGCGAAGAACGAAGCGCCCCCGCTGCCACCCGAGATGCGGCCCCTGTGGTGGACATTCCTCTCACTGCACCGGGCACGCAGCGCAGGCGGGATGGGGGTGAACCCCATTCAGTTCACCGAGATCGAGGCATGGTGCCGCCTAAGTAGGGTGGCACTGGAGCCTTGGGAGGTCGATGTGATCGGTTTGCTGGACGACGCCTACTTAGAATCCACACAGGAATGACAGGAGCGTCGCATGGCCGAGCAATTTCACCTTGGGTTTGATATCGATACGAGGCCGCTCGCGAATGCGAAGCTGGCTGCGGCGGATGCTGCCCAAGCCATCGGCAAGCTCGGGGACGCCGAGCAAGCCCTGAGCCAGAAATCGGCTCTCGCCACCGACCAGCAAAAGAAGCTCGAGGACGCGATCAAGAAAACGCAGCAAGCCGCTGCACAGAACCAAGGGGCGCAACAGTTCGCCTCCGACATTGGCCGCATGACCAGCGCGATGGGCGGGGCAACGAACGCCGCCGCAGCCATGAGCGGGGCGCTGGGCAGTGGTGGCGGGGGCGGTGGGGGCCTTGGCAGCGCCTTGGAGGTGGCCGCAGGCGGCTTCGGGCGCATGGCCTCCGTACTCGGCCCCACGGGCCTCATTCTGGGGGCCACGGCGGTTGCCGTGGGCGTGGTGGGCAAGCAAACCTACGACGCCGCTGCCGCACTCGCCAAGTTCGCCGACGACTCGGCTTTGATGGAGGCTCGGCTCAAGAACGCGCTCGGCTCCACCTACGCCGCACGCGATGCCATGCAGTCGCTCTACAAGAGCACGCAGGAAACCGGTACCGGCTTCACCGCTGCCGCCGATTCCTTCCTGCGGCTGGCCCGCAACTCCGACGCGCTGGGCGCTACCCGGGGCGAAATCCAGAACCTCTCGGAAACAGTGCAGAAGCTGGGCCTGATCTCGGGCGCAGGCCGGGGCGAGATCGCCAGCGGCATGATCCAGTTGTCGCAGGCGCTGGCCTCGGGGCGTTTGAACGGCGACGAACTGCGCTCGATCATGGAGAACCTGCCCGCGCTCGCCAAGGCGATCGCCGACGGGCTGGGCAAGTCGGTGGGCGAGATGCGTGCGATGGGTGCCGCAGGCGAACTCACCGGCTCAAAGGTGTTCGCCGCCATCCTCTCGCAGTCCGACAAGGTGAATCAAGAGTTCAAGACGCTCCCGAACACCGCCGAGCGTGAGTTCCAGAAGGTGAGCGATGCGTGGGGCCAGTTGCTCGCCGACATTGGAAAGCAAACGAACTCGAGCGATTGGGTGCAGGGCATCGCGAAGATGGCCCGAAGCGCCATCAACTCGGTGCGCGGCGCGATGCCTGACAACAGCCCGGGCGCTCGCCTTGCCGCGCTGAATCAGGAAGAAAGCGATATCAATCGCTTCGCCATCGTGGATCGCTCCGCTCGCCTCGCCGAGATCAAGGCCGAGCGCGAACGCATTCAGGATCAGGCCCGTCGTGATCTCCGCACGATGGAGAACGACACCGCCCAAGAGGCACTGATCAAACAGAACAAGCCGATCCTCGATGCAAGCTCGATCGCCAAGGACTTGGACGATCGCGCATCCAAGATCACGGCAATCACAGCCAACATCAAGTCGCTCGAAACCGGCATCTCCGCGCTTCAGGCCAAGCCTTTGCTCACCGAGGCCGAAACCAAACAACTCGACCAGTTCAACCGCACGCTCACGATTGCGAAGAAGCAACTCGATGACACCCGCACGCCCGTCGCTGGGCTGGCCGAGGATTTTGGCAAGCTCAGTGCTGCGATCTCGCAGGGCGGCGGCGGCGGTGCCACCGCACTGATCCAGCAAGCCCAGAAGCTCGCAGAATCGATGCGAAGCACGGGCGTTGACGGTGGCGGTGCTCTGGGCATCCTGATCAATCAGGAGGTGCTCAAGGGCAGCGATCAGATTCGCACGCTGGGCATTCAGGTGCAGCAACAGACGGCGCTCGCCGCTGCCGTGGGCGGCACCCGTGAGCAAACCCGTGAGTTGGAGATCAGCAACGATCTCTTGCTCAAGCGCTTCCAGATGTTTGGCGATCTCAAGTCGCCCGTGATCGACGGCTTCTTCGGCAAGCTCACCATCGCCATGCGGGAGCAGAAGGTTGCAGCCGACGCAGCCGCCGCCGCTCAAGCCAACTACGCCAACGCGCTCGATGCCGCGATCAGCAAGGCCCAAGGGGGTGCAGCGGGCAACTCAGGCCTGCAACGCTCGATTGCAGCCACCATGCGGGCCACTGAGGCCGATCGCCTGCGCCCCGGCACCTTTGGGAGCGAGATCGACAAGTTCAACGCCGCCGAGGCCTTGACCGCGCAGAACCAGATCGCAGGCATCCAACAGAACACCGAACTGCAACGGATTCTTGGCGGCTCGACGGGCAGCGATCGCCAGCGCCAACTCGCCCAGCTTGAGTTCAACATCCGGGCATCGCAACGCAACCTCTCGCCGCAGGCCCGCCTCACCTACGGCGATCAGCTTGCGTCAGAGATGCGCCAACAGGATTCAGCACAGTTCGATGCCGATCGCTCGAACGAGGTGCGGGGCCTCACCCGTCAGATCACCAGCGGCCAACGCCGTGCGGGGCTGATCGGTTTGCCGCCCGAAGAGTTGCGCGTGCAGACGGCCATCCTCGAAAAACAGCTTCAACTCGAGCAGCAAGGCCTGCAAGCGGGCCAAGTGCAGTACGACACTCAGGTGGCTCTCACCGAGCAACTGGCACGCCAGAACGTTGCCTACGATCGTCAACGCGCCCTCGTTGAATCGCTCTACGGCTCGATCGACAACGTGGCCTCGGGCATCAAGAGCAGCTTCACCGATGCGTGGGTGCAGGCCTTCAAGACGGGCGAGTTCTCGGCCAAGCAATTCTTCGGCTCGATTGGCGACATGGCCGTGCGTGCCGGGGCTGAAATGACCTATGAGATCGCTATCAAGCCGCTCATGACGCTGGCCGTGAACGCCGCGAAGATGGGCTTGAGCCAGTACCTCGGCCTTGGCGGCTTGGGCGGTGGCGGTGGCGGCGGTGGCTTCACGGACGCAGGCTCGATGCCGATCGCCGGGAATCTGGCCGCAAACGGCATGGCCTTTGGGTCGGGTGGCATTCGCGCCTTCGCCAACGGCGGCGTGTTCACCAACTCGATCGTGTCCAGCCCCACGCTCTTCAAGTTCGCCAACGGTGGCGCGATGGGGATGATGGGCGAG